TACCCCTGAGGAACTAAGCTTTCTTCAGGGGCAACAATCAGTCATCGACAAGTTGATAGAGTTACAACACACAGATTTTGAGGATTAATATTATGGGTTCAATCTTTAGTGGGCCAAAACCCCCACCAGTTATGCCAACACCTGCACGTCCTGTGACAGCAGTAACTAAGACACCAGACATTGAGTTAGACGAAACAGATTTGGAATCAGAGCAGCTTACCAAAAAGAAAAAGGGTAAGAAAGCACTGAAGACACCACTAACAGACCCTGCCACACAGACAGGCAGTACTGCTGCTGGTCTA